GTCAGACTAGGTAAACGCATAAGGACAATGCGTCTCGCGATTACCGTTTTGAAACGCCTTTGTAGAAGGCTTGGTTATCAACTAGTCCCCATCTCTTCTGTCCCGAATAGACCACCTTCACCATCTCCTTATAGAAGAGTTGAGGTGTACGACAACGACTGGTATGACTGATATTTTCCGTAATAGAGCAACGGGAAATCTCAGGTAAATTAGGGATCGCGCAAGAGATGAAGAATGTTCCAGCGAGCCCTGATGGTCAAGATCACCGAACCCTCTGGAGAGCTTTACGAGTTCAAAGCATTGAGTGATCAGGAGCTGCTGTTTGCTAACAAGAACTTCGTTTCAAAAGATCTCCCCTATCGGGTCTGCCGTCCTGGTGAGTGTGGTTTCATTCAGCAAGGCGTCTGACGCGCTTAGATGGGATATGTACCCCTCTTGTTATGGAGTACGTCACCGACGTATCGGTCAGCCTGAGCCTCATACCTATTGAGTATCGGCATCCCCTCGCGCAGCAATTCGAGGAGATCAGTGATGACGGTGAACTAGTCCGCAGCTATGACGAGTGGGGCCTGGCCTCAGTCCTGACCTACGCCTACACCCGCAAGGTCGCAACAAAGGTTGAATACGGTCAGCTCGAAGAAATAATCGGTATTTGCTTGGAGGAGTCCAGGCACACCAGAACAGAGAATCGAGACCTCTTCCGCAAGATCAAGAAGAACATCAACGCTGGTGATAGTGAGGCCGCACTGCCTTACGCGAAAGTCCTCATGTCTCGTATCGGATCTGCTCTGGCTGAGCAGCACGAAGGCGAGTCGGATGAGGAGGACTTCGATGAGCAAGATTGAACCAAGCGTTAATGATCAACTTCGCTATGCACAAATGGTGCAGGGCATGAAGAAACTCGATCGTGAACGTTTGCTAGAAGTATCTATAGAACTTGCACATTTGGCCTTAGTGCTTCAACCAGCGGCTCTCCGTTGGTCAGCAATGGAGGCAGCAAAAAATCTAGGAGAAAAGCTCGGAGGCCCCTATGGAACGTCCAAAGGAACTCAATGAACGTCAAGTGCTGGCGGCGCAGGCTCTTGCTGCTGGTTTTACTTGGCGTGATGCAGCTAAACGGGCAAAGTGCTCGACCGAAGGGATCCGTGCTTGGAAGCAACTGGAAGAATTTAATAACGCGATCTGGGATTATCAACAGGAGATCTTTCACCGATCCTTCGGTGTAACGTCTGAGGCACTCCCTGAAGCGATCCGAAAGCTCAGAGAAATTATCGATAGTGAGGATCCTGATGTTGCAGTGAACGTTAAAGTTCAGGCGATCAAGATCTTGATTGACAGTGCCCATAAACAATACGAGGCACGAACTATTGAACGTCGGATCGAACAGCTAGAGGCAAATGCCCAACGCCAGACACTTAACCCGGTTGGAGAGGTTAGAGAAATTACAGGCGCAGCGTGAGAAAGAGGCAGCAGACCAACGACTCACCAGTACTGGCGTTGGTTTTGAAGCTCAATTCCCTACTGCTAATCAGTGGAAAGACTTCGCACCACTGACCTGGATCCGCACCTCAGGAAGCGTCAAACCTTTCAATCCTTTCGAGATCCAGAAACAGCTCATCGAGTCGATCTGCGATCACCAGTACACGATCGTGCTCAAGAGCAGACAGGTTGGCGCGTCTGAGACCGTCTGTTCCTATCTGCTCTGTCGAGCATTAACCGAACCAGGCTTTGCAGCTGTTGTTTTCTCCAAGACAGCAACTGACTCTGGCGCTCTTGGTAAACGGATCAGAGCCCAGGCCGCAAGCATCGAGGACTCGTCAATCGAGTTCACCACCGAATCCAACAGTGAACTGTCGTTCAAAGGACTCGGAACCATCTACTTCCTCCCCGCTACCCCTAGAGCTGCTCGTGGTATCCCTTCTGTTTCCGTGGTGGTGCTCGACGAGGCCGCTTTCCTCGATGGAGCAGACGAGATATACACCGCAGCGCAGCCGACGATGGCAACGCTCGGAGATAAGGCCAAGCTCATACTTCTGTCCACCCCGAATGGGATGGGCAACATGTTCGCCAACCTCTGGCATGGAGAGGACGACGGATGGAACCGCTTTCGAATTCATTACTCGGATATTCCGATCTATGCGGCGGATCCTGACTGGGCGCAGAAAACCAAGGACAAGGCAAAGCTCACGGAGAGATCTTGGAGGCAGGAGTATGAGATGGACTTCGTCGCCTCAGACGCCCAGGTCTTCCCACCGGAACTGGTAGAGAAAGCCTGTCACGGCAACTGCATCGAGTCTGGTCTGATCAATCGTGACTACATCATGGCCATCGACCCTGCTGGTGGTGGCGATGACTATTGGTGCTCTGTTGTCGTGGACATCACAACTACGCCGTACCGCGTGGTCAACATGTTCAGGGTCAGATACAAGTCCTCAGACTGGTGCATTCAGCAGATCATCGAGCAGGCTGAAAACTTCAGCCCCCAGAAGGTGATCGTTGAGAAGAACGGCGTGGGAGCTGTCGTATCTGAGATTCTTTCCAAGGCCCTGGCCAAATACATGGTCGAGCCATACAACACCAACCGACCCAACAAGATCTCCAACACCGACAGGATCACTTACTTCTTAGAGCGTGGTGAGCTGATGCTGCCAAGGGACCCCTTCTACCAGGAGCTTCTGATGTTTAGGCAGCTCGAAACTGGTGACAGACAGGCTGGCGATGGAGCCCACGATGACTCCGTTATGGCACTTGCTCTCGCGCTCTCTGTAGTTGCTACAACTCCCACGACCGATTGGTTGGATCTGATCTGATGTGTGACAGCTGGAAGCCTGTAAGGGACGACAAAGCTCGCATTGAAATGCTTGCCAAGGGAATGAAGGACATCGTTTCCGAGTACAGCGACGAAAAACACGGAATGATCATCATGGAGCAGCACATGAGGATCGCTGCCAAAGAACTGCATCGCTGGCATGAAGAAAAAGCCCGAGATCTGTCTAATTTCATCGCTAATCTGGAGTTAACAAGTTAGGGACGAAACTTTGTCCGAAACTTCTGAAACTCCTGATATCAGAATGGACTCTGAGATCCGCAATGATGGCGTGCTCGTTAACGCCATCTCAGGTCTTGGTACAAAGAAGGATAAGAGCGAGTACTACAACCTGCGTAGCCCTCGACTCCTTAGTGAGTCGGAGCTGGAAACGCTCTACTACGACCCCTTGTGTCGTCGCCTGGTAGATATTTACTCGGAGGCTGCTGTCACCGAGAAGCCCACAATCAAGTTGGGTGAAGAAACCGAGGACTACGACGGCATTCTCAAGGCCTTTGAAAACTACCTGGAGGAAATTGACTTCTACTTCTACGTCGAAGAGACGCTCAAGCTACAGCGAATCTATGGAGGAGCTGCGCTCTTTCTGGTCCTCGATGACGGGCTGGAGCCTAGTGAGCCTGTACGCCCTGAGCTTATTAGGGGTATTGCTGACCTCGTCCCGCTATCAAGAAGAGAAATCGTCCCCAACGACTACAACTATCTCAACTACAGGAACCCTGATCTCTATCGCATCTCAACAAGCAAGAGCATCAGACAAGAGAACGACCTCAACTATCTGCTCGTTCACTCCAGCCGGGTACTGCGAGTTGACGGACTATATCTCCCCTGGCGGCAACGCCTAGTGAATGAAGGCTGGGGATTGTCCTTCCTCCAGCCCTTCTTTGACGTGTGGAAACGTTATCGCGGAGCAACAGATGGCATGGCCACGATGCTCAACGAGATGGATTTATTCGTCCACAAAATTCCTGGGCTCGCCAGTAAGGTGACAAGCGGGAACGAGAAGGCTCTTAAGACACGTCTCGAAGCCAATGCACTTGCTAGGTCGTTGTACGGCGGCATGGCGCTGGACACGGAGGAAGAAGTTTCCTTCGCATCACGCTCCCTCGGAGGTGCTCAAGAGATCTTCGATCGACTGACTGATGACCTCGTCGCAGCAGCAGATATGCCCAAGACTTTGCTGTTTGGAACGTCCCCGGCAGGTGGTCTGTCTGAGTCAGGTAAATACGAGGACAAAGCATGGGCAGCATCGGTTGAGCGTTACCAAAACCACTCACTCCGCAAGGCACTCAATCAGTTCTTCCAGCTGATTCTTCAAATGCCCCAGGGACCAACCCAGGGCGTCATGCCAGAAGAGTGGAGCGTTTACTTCCCGCCCTACTTCTCTGAATCAGACAGCGATAAAGCGGAACTGCGCTCCAAGGTTGCCAACACCGACAAGCTCTACGTCGAGATGGGTGTGCTTACGGCTCTTGAAGTTCGTAAGGCTCGCTTCTCTGGCACTGAGTACAGCATCGAAACTCCGCTCCAGGAGGAAGAGGAGGAACGCCTGCTGCTGAAAGCTCAGCTTGAGCAGGAGTCCATGATCCAGGGCTATGTAGGACAACAAGCAGCACTTGAGCAGGCAGTTCAACCGCAAGAGGAAGCACCTGTTCAGGAGCAGGAAGTCACTGACGCCGCTGAGATTGTTCACATGAATGGTCTTCCTCTGTCTCTGGGTAAGAGCAACGGTCGCTATCGAGTCGGTCAGGTTTTGCACTTCGATGGTCAACGTAATGACCAAGAGCAAGAAGTACTTGTAGGCAATCGATTTAACGACCGCAAGATCTATCGCAGCTACTACGTTGTAGATGGCACAATGAAAGCAGGACCACTGCTTTTGGGTTTCTACTCTTCTCGATCCGCCAATAAAGCTCTTAAGTCATTCGCCAACGGGAAACAAGTAGGCGGTATTGAACAGCTCCAGGAAGCTGATATCGAACACCTGAAAACCAACTTTGAGTATCCGTGACGAAGCGTTCCGACGAGAAAGAACTTTATCTAGCCGCACTACGGGGTGACGCTAAAGCTCAGCGTGCCTGTACTGAAAAAGGCAAGGCGTGTGGTGGAAGGTGCATCCCAAAACATTGGAACTGCCGCATCAAAGGGGAGGGTGAGACTCCTCCCACACGCGGCAATCGTGTTCAGCTATCTCCTGAGCAACGAGCCAAATTTGAAAAGATCAGAAACCGTCGCCGAGCCAGAAAGGCTTTGACGGCTGTTGCAGGTGCTGCCGCCGTTGGTGCT